TTGCAAAATCATCACTATTGCCACCAAACAATGACATGACTCCGGCTGTTCCTAAAGATTTAGCAAGGTTTGTAGGATTTAAAAATTCGCCACCATACTCTACTGCGGTTCCTGCTACATCTGTGAATAAATCTGTTATCCAACTCATATTATCCTCACGTTATCTGCAATAATGATACAATAACATCTAGAGCAGTTCCTGTACCAGCATTAATTATTAATTTATCACCTGCTTCTAGGTTGATAACTTCTCCATCTTGTAAGACTCTTTCTTGCGTTGTTGCAGCAACTGAAGATGTCTTCCATACAGCCGTAGAGGTTGCAGAAAGGTCATATACACTTGTAGTGCCATTTACAGAACCAGCGGTCGTATTATATATATTTACTACTTTAATGATAGCTTGTCCACCGATTGGACAAACATAAATATCTGTATTGCCCGAAGCTAACCCATTTTTTACAACATTTAAATAAGCGCTAGCCACTAACTAATAAACCAAGTGAAACTTTCTGATGTCTCTCTTGCCTCTGATGGTGTCTGTATACTGTTAAGAATACGCTGAAGATCTCCAATAAATCTACGAAAATAAGATTGCTCGTAAGCGTTACCAGGTAACGATAATGTAGTTTTTGTAAGGACTTGATCGGGTACTTGTGTCATCTTCTTCCATCCGCTCTCATGTCTAGTCGCATTCCTCCGAGTCGCCACTGTTGGCCTAATGCGTTTGTTTCAAACTTAAAGATAGCTTGACGACTTCGTATTCTAGAATATAATTCTTGACTTCCTGAATCATTATTGTTAGCCGCGTTTGTCTCAAAAGTAAATGTTTGATCTGTAGTTGGTTGGTTTAAGCTTGAGCCAAAGTCCCTTACCTTAACTGTTAATTGTAGGGATTGAGTTGCAGCTGTTCCATAAAAAAATATATCGGGCAAGATGCGTCTTATAAACATCATTTGGTTACCAGAGCCTATATCAATGTCGCTTGACTCTATGTAGGATTCCATTGGAGATCCATCGTCATCATCGCCAGTCTCTTGATTATAAAGGTAATAATTGGTTCCAGCAGCTATAGGATTAGTTACGGAAGTCCCTACATCATCCCAAGCAGTTCTGCTTAATGTGCCTACAACCCAAGTATTGTCTACATAATTATAAGTAACATAGCGATCAATTTCTGTTGAGTTGGCGCTCGGATAATACCAAGACACTTCATTAAAGTTTTCATTACGACCAGCAAATATTTTATAGCGCTGTGATATATTAATATCATCAAAAATATAACTTCTTACGGTGCAAGGCAGGGTTCTAACACTACCATCATAAACATAAAAGTTTTCATTATCAGCAAAATAAACAACATTATTGGCATTAACAGCAGCATTTGGACTAATAATGGATATTCCTTCTGCCGTTAAACTAAAGTTAAATACAAAGTTACTTCCTGTGTATGTCATGGCGTACATTGCTGTATCGGTCCAAATAACAATTTCTTGTCTAGATTTTAAGCCTGTAATAATTTTACTTCCAGATGATAACCTATAATCTCCAGCTGAATTACCATTAAGAACTTCCCATGTTGTAGGGTCTTCTGTATCAGACCATCTAATAAGCATAGGATCTTGTGTTGTTGATCCAAGGATATTTGCTCCAAGACAAACAACATGTTTGCCTAACTCACTAATAAGAACCTCTGTTACTATTGTTGGAGCTTGACCATCAGCACCTGGTATAGTTGATAGAGGAATAGCACGAGATGTTACATTTGTAGTTTTATCCCAATAATAGACACCACCATTTTCAACATTAAATACTAAATCTTCACCAAAATTATCTTTACCCCATAACCGTAGTTGTTGGCCATCTGTCAATGATGTGGCAGCATTACCCCACCCAATAAACGTGTCGGATTGTTGTATAGGAACACTAGCATTATGCAAAGCAGCCGTTGTTCCAGATTGACCTCGTGTACATCCTGTAAAACTTCCAGCTGTTTTTCCGGTGTACGTTACTAACTCTTCTCCAATAAGTATTGTTCCGGTTGATGTAAAAGCAGTTGTAGTCGCCGCGTCTATTGTTGCAGTTACAATCGAAGTTGTTCCTACAGAAAGAGTTGTTGCGACACCAATTTGAGTTCCTCCAAAATAGCCAGCTCCAAAGCCAACACCAGCAGTATAGTCGGTAGATCCACTGTTAATTTGATAGGTTGCAGTAACTGTTCCGCCGCCGGGGCCGGCGGTAGACGTGGCTGCATTAGCAACATTAATGGTGTAAGTATCATTATCAACAACAGTTACGATTTGCTGTTCTTTATTAAAATCAGCAGCCGAAACACCGCCTACGGCGCTGGCTCCAGAAAAAGTAACAAAATCATTAGCTTGAGCGTTGTGAGATGTGTCCGTAACAGTTACTAAGGTTGATCCATTTGTTGTGCTAAAAGGATTACTAATATTCCCAGTTGCTCTTATAGGTGTAATATCATTATAAGCTTCACCAACAGAAATATAAAATTTAAGATTAGTTCCAACACCAATAAACTGTGAACCATCAATAGCAGCCCATTGATTTAAACTTCTGCATATACCTTCAAAAACTTCGTTACCGCGTTTTTCCCATCCGCCTATTTTTTCTGGAAAACCATAACGAAATCTTACTTTATCAGAGTCATACCAACCACCTTTATTAGTATAACGTGTTCCGTCTTTTACAACACCTTGTTTAAATTGTATATTTTCTAATGTCATTGGTTACCTTACGATGGGAAAGCCGCACCATAAACATCTACACGAGATCCTGATTTTAATGTATTCCCACCTTCTTGAGTAAATATTAGACCAAAAACAGCAGTAGAGTTTGCAGAAGCTTCTTTAAAATAACTTTGAGTAGTTTGAGCTATAAGGCCAGACTCACCCCCGTCTTTTGTAGAAGTTGATTGAGAATTTCCATAATAATTTTGGCCAGTACTGTAACCCGGAGAACGCACTAAATAAACAGTTCCTTCAACAATAACGTCTGTAGCACTAGTAGGAGCTGGAGAAGATCCTATAATTGCATTAGCGTTAGAAGAAACAATAACATTTGTAGAAGTTACAGTACCGGCACTTGAAACATCTTGATAAATATAATTATTGTTAAATATATTACTAGCCGAAACCCTACTTCCTCCAGAATTTACTAAACCAACTCTAAAATCACTAGCAATATTAGTATTGTAAATTAATCTATAAACGGCCCAATACACATCATAACTAGTAGCACTAAAGGCTGTCATAGAATTAGCACCAGAACTTACAACCTTTCCTACTGTAGACCAAGCACCGATAGTACCAATATCAACAAATTGCATATTTCCAGAATTATTTACCTGTAGTATTTGACTTGATGTTCCAGCACTTCCAGGAAATTGGTAACCACTAGCCCCTCCAATAGTAAAGTCTCCTGTAATAGTCCTTCCAGAAACTTGCAAAGAAGATTGAGGACTTGCTACTCCTATACCTATGCGATTGTTAGTTTGATCTAAAACTAATGTATTAGTATCAATATTTAATCCATTTGGTGCGGATATATTTGTACTATTAATTGTGGTTGTGTCACCAGAGGCATCACCTATAGTAGTGTTTCCGTTTAAAACAGTAGCTCCAGTTACAGTTAAATTGTTAGAGGCGGTAACAGCTTTAGATAAGGTAATTTCACCTGTACCGTTAGGTGTTATAATAATATTTCCATCAGTATTAGTTGAGCTAATAGTGTTTCCAGTAATACTAATATTTCCTATATCAAAATTATCTGCAAAATTTGAAGCTAAATAAACATTAGCACTTGTGCTATAAACAATGGCAGTTTTTCCATTAGGAATAGAAATAATAGTACCTGTAGGTCCAGTGGTTTGAATATTTATAGAAAATCCACCTGTTGTTCCATTTTTAATAATATAGACTTTTTCTTGAGCAGGAATAAATACGGACGCATTAGATGAAATGCTTCCAACAACTTCTAAAACCATATTACGAGATTGATCAACCTGACCATTATTGGTTGTTAAGGTTGTGTTCCCAGTAATTGTTACTGTTTCAACTCCAGAAATTGCTTGTTCTAATAAGGTTCCTAAGTTTCTATTAGTCGTTGAACCCCATGTACCGGCTTGTTCACCAGTTCCAATAAGCTCTAATCGTAAAGAATTTGAATATGTACTTGCCATTATGCTGCTATCTCCGTCCATCCAGGCGTTTGTGAGTCATTTATAACAACCCAAACATTAACAGCTGGGTCACTAGAAGAAATAAATCCAGTTGCCGACACGCCTGTTGGACTTACAAATGCCGAACCAGATATTATTATAGTAGATGAATCTGCCAATACAGCAAATAAATCTAAATTAGTATTTGTTACCTGTATAAAAACAGATGATTGTATTATTACACTATTTAAAACAGTTGTTCCAATAATTTCAGCATTATAGTCTTGAATAAGCTTAAAACCCATTCCACTGTGGTTTGAACAATACACGTATAATTGAGGTGTATCATCGGCTAAAGTTATTTCTACATAAGCTCCAGCATTACCAGGAACTCCATTTATAACAACTCCAGTTGTATAGGAAACACCACCAGCGTGCGTACCATCGGGTGTTGTAGAAAACCTTAGAGGGTGATTATTAGTACTTGAGTCTGATAAATCAAATCGATAAGTGAAGGGCGGATGTAAACTATCAATGGTAGTTTGCATAAAATAGTTAAGGTAATAAACATTACCACTACCACCGTTAGCAACAGTTACATTAAAAGTTTCATCTTGTCTTGGTTTTGCTATAACGCTACCAGCAATAACAGTTTCTTGGCCTAATTGAGCTTGTAGTGCAGGAAGCGATGTAACATTTATAATGGCTGGTATTACGACAGTTTCGCTTCCTAGTTCTGCTGTCATAAGAAGGTTAGTGTTGTTTACATTGACAATTATTCCTGTAAATATAAATACACTGCCAAGCTCTCCTTGCATGGCATTAGGTGCTGTAATGTTAGCAACAGCACCTTCAAATACAGCAACTGTTCCTAATGTTGTTGTTCCTACAACACCACTGACATCAAATTTCATGTCAAGGAAGACTGTTTCGTTACCTAGTGTTGTTACACCAGAAACTCCAGTTACGCTTACCTCAACGCTTGCAGATCCTTGATCTGAAAAAGGAAAATCGGAATATGTACCTACACTAAACATATATTAGACCTGTGTTATATTACTTCCTGATGTATGTGCTGTAGCAGTTGTACTGTTTGAACCTCTTGTGCAACCAGTTAAAGCTGTACCACTTACACCT